ACGTTGAAGACGACCTTGTCGCTGGGCTGGTAGAGGCCAAGGTTGAACAGGCCGCCCTTGCGGGTGCCGTCCTGGACCTCGTTGTTCTCCTCGTCGACCACCACGAAGTTGCGGTAGGTCGCCCGCTGTCCGACGAACCACCGGGCCACCGTCTCGGGACGGTCGCTGACGATCCGGGTCCACTTCACCAGGGCCTCCTGCTGGGCGTTCCAGAAGGGGGCGATGAAGCGGAGCATGTCCGTGAGGTTGGTCTCGTCGCTCAGGTCGTAGAGCGTCCTGCGGACCTCGTTCAGCGTGTGCCGGCGAGCCTCGGCGTAGATGCGGCCGATGGCCTGCTCGTCGAGGTACTTGCGGTCAGCCTGCGCCACGAGGGCGCGGACCTTGGCGTCGAAGGTGGCCTTGGCGAACGGCTGCCGCGAGAGGGCGTCGATCGGGATGGTGCCCAGGTTCTTCCACATCGCGTCGGCGATGCGGGTCCAGGGCGCCCTCTTCGTCATCTCAAGGTCGGGGCCGAACACGTCGGGCATGTCGTCGTTGTGGACGCCCTTGCGGAGCTCGGCCGGCGTGAGCCGGCGCTTGCCCAGGAGGCGCTGGAGGCGCTTGTTGGGCAGGTAGTAGTCCAGCTTGGCTCGGTGCTCGTTCACCCAGAGCTCGACGCTCTTGTGCTCGGGCATGATCTCCGCACGGACGCGGTTGCCCTGCGGGGTGTTCTCGAGCCAGTCGACGATGCGGTCGTCGTCGTGGCCGGCCAGCATCCGGCGCCAGATCGGGCTGTTGCCGACCTGGTCGTTGAGCATGTCGGACCAGATGTCGAAGTACTGGACCGCGGCCTTGTTCTCCTTCGTGCCACGGCGGACCGTGCGCTCGTTGAACACGGGCGGGTGGTACGTCTTGTGGCCGGCGGCCTGCTGACGCAGGTACTGGAGCGCCCCGCCGTGACCGTCGCTGATGTTGTCGATGGTCTTGGAGGAGCTGGTCAGGGCGCGGTTGATCTCGCCGTCCTGGCCCTCGAAGAAGTTGGGCATGTGGAACTGCTGGCCGTCAGCACCTTCGATGGTGGTGTGGCCAGAGCCGTACTTGCGCTTCATGCGCTCGAAGATCCCGCGGACCGGGTCGTCGAGCGTGAGGTCCATGTCGTCGAGGTTCCACTGGCGGTCGGCCTCGAGGAAGGCCCGCTCCTGCTCGCGCAGGTTGCCGTTGGCGGCCGCGGCCCAGTCGAACTCGGCGTTGAGGCCCTCGGCCTCGTTGACCATGTTGTTGAAGCGCTGGGAGTCAACGACGTCGTACCAGTCCTGACCGAAGGCGTTCTTCTGCTGGTCGATCTCGAGGCCGCGGCCCTTGTAGTCGAGGCCCATGGCGCCCATGAGCTCCTGCTCCTGGACGACGAGCTTGCGGTACTCGGGGTCGCCAACCTTGCTCTTGCCGGTGAGCTCCGACTTGCGGCGCTCGATCTTGGCGTGGATCGTGTGCAGCTGGCGCAGCATGGGGTTGCGCCGGCCGAAGCGGACGATGCGCGACTCGGGGACCTGGTTGAAGGTCAGCGGCATCTCGGCCGCCCGGGGGTCGGCGAACCAGCGCTCGATCGGAGTGAAGTCCCCGTCCGGGACGTAGAGCGGCTTGACCTCGAGGTCCTCGGGGTGCAGCCAGATGTAGACCTGGTGGCGCTTGCCGGCCTGGTTGCCGCCGCGGTGCGTGATCGCGCCGGCGTTGTGCCGGTCCTCGAGGTAGCGCGAGACGATCTTGTTGCTCTCGCTCCAGTCCTCGATGCCCTCCCAGACGTTGCCCCAGGTGACCTTCTTCGAGCTCGGGTGGACCCGCGTGCGGAAGAAGCCCTGGGCCTGACTGATCTTGCGGCCGGCCGAGAGGTAGGCCAGGTGCCGGCGCCGCTTGGCCTCGTAGAAGGCGTCGGTGATGCGCTCGACCGCGAGCTCCACGTCCTCGTAGCGGGGCGGGTTCTGGCGGATCCAGTTGGTCAGATCGTCGAGGTCGGCCTGGGTCATCTCCTGGTCGACGTCGAAGGACTCGTAGGTCTTGCCGGTCTTCGAGCTGCGGAGGTGGTAGAGCTTGCCGGCGTTGTCGTAGGCGTACGACGCGGCCAGCTCGGGGTCGACGGTCGTGTAGAAGCCAGGGCCGAGCATCTGGCCCAGCTGGGGGCCAACCTGCTCACGGGGGAGCAGCTCGTCGGGCAGGTTGCCCGTGGTGCCGTGGAACACCGGCTTGCCGATGGGCTCGCCATCCTTCGTGCCCGGGGCGGGACGAAGGTCGGTGTCGAGCTTGAGGCCCTCCTCGCCCTGGAAGTAGCGGTAGAGCGCCTCCTGCATCGGCGAGAGGGTGTCTCGCGCCTGGGCGTAGTACGGCAGGCTGTTCTCGAGGTCGAACATCCGAAGGGTCTTCGGGTCGACGTCGAGCGGCGAGGACTCGATGACGCGCTGGAAGGCCCTGGTCGCCAGCGCCTTCGGGCCGGCGCCCTTGGCGGCCTGGCCGAACCACAGGCCGACGCCGAGGTTGCCATCGGGGTCGAGGTAGGTGCGGATCCCCTGCCGGCTCAGGAGCTCGGCGTTCTGCTCCACCCAGAAGTGGAAGTTGCGACGGTGGGTGAAGTACTCCGCGGTGGCCGGCACCTGGCGCAGGTTGATCCCCGGCTGGATGTGGGGCAGGGGGACGAAGAAGCCGCGCTTGAGCCGCTCGCCCGTGAGGGCGTCGGCGACGTACGGCATGTCCATGTCCGGGATGTCGGCCTGGGACAGGGTGGTCCGAGAGCGGAAGTTGTTGAACTCGTCGACCATCTTGTCGAGCGGGTTGCCCATGTCCGCGACGGCCTTGAAGCGCTCGTCGTAGCGGCGGCCGGCGGCGTCGGAGAGCTCGCGCAGCTTCACCGAGCGCTGGAACTGCTCGGCTGTGAAGTCGGCGGTCTGGAGGAGGTCGTAGCCCTCCTGGGACGCCAGCTTCCAGGCGTCCTCGCTCCGGTTGCGGAGGGAGTAGGCCTGGCCGAGCTTGGCGGCCCGGTCGAAGCGACTCTTGTTCACCGCGGGGAACTCCGAGGCCGGGAACTTCGGCGCCGTGGTGGCGTCGAGGTCGTGGGCGATCGGGTTTGGGCTGACCTTCTGGTAGCGGGCCAGTGGCCCGTCGTTCAGCCACTTGTGGTGTGAGCGCAGGTCGAACTTGGCCTTGACCCACCCGGGCACGCCGACGAGACCCTTGGCCGAGTGCAGGCCAAGGTTGTAGATGCCGGTGCCGAGCGCCTTGGCGCCCTCCCCGGTGATCCAGTACATCGGGCCGAAGATGGCCGCGGCGCGGAGACCCTCGTCCATGAGGACGCGCTGGGGCCAGCCCGGACGCCACAGCTGGAGCGGCTTCCAGAGCGAGTAGAACTTGGTGCCGATGATGTCCGCCAGGGCAGCCGCGTTCGCGGCGCCGTACTTCGTGAGGTTGGCGTCGAGGGTGGCGAGCGTCTCGGGGTGACGCTTGAGCTCGTAGTAGAGCCGGCGGATGTCGGCCGGCTGGTAGTAGTTGACGGTCTGGGTGACGTCCTCGGGACTCACGCGCTTCTGGAGCGCGGACTCGTGGACGGTGACGGTGGTCCGCTTCGTGCCGTCCATCAGCTCGAGGGTGACCATGCCCTGGTCGTCGGGCTCGGACACGAGCTTGGCCGTGTCGAACTCGTCGCCGATGCGCTGGCCGAGGCTAGGGGCGGAGGAGTAGACCCGCCCCTTGCCCGACATCACGCCGTCGTAGGTGCGGCCACGCTCGGCGTTCACCGTGTCCCAGATGGTCTTCACGGTGCCCTCGGAGACGCCGAGCTTCTGCGCCATCGCGGGAATGAGGTGCTGGTCCTCCATCTCGAAGAGGACCCTGTACTTCTCCTGCGGCGTCGGCGCCTTGACGAAGCGCTCGACGACCATCGCCTGCATCTCGGGGTCGACCTTGTAGCCCAGGGTGGTGTCGAGGCCGGAGAAGTAGCGGTCGATGTTGCGGGGGCCGGAGTCGATGTCGTGGAACGAGATCGTGCCGGCCTTGTTCATCCAGGTGTTGCGGCTCCAGCGCACGACCTCGTGCGAGTAGCCGAACTGGTTCGACATGAACATCTTCCGCATCGGGCCGCGGCTCTCGAACCGCTCCTCGACGTCGTTCCACTTCTCGCGCTTGGGCGCCTTGGTCTGCTGCACCCGCGGGTGGTACGGGTCGCCCATGTCCAGGACGTTGCCGGCCTTGTCCCAGGTCATGCCCTGGGTGCCCATGAGCTCGAGCCAGTCGGCGTACTCGAGGTTGGCGCGGAGGTCAGCCTCCGCCCGGGCGAGCTGCTGCTCGCGGATCTTGATGTCGGTGTCGAGCTCCCAGCGGTGGAACGCGGAGCCCTTGCGGTCGACCTTGGACAGGTCCTCGAGCTCCTGCTCGAGCACGGAGGCGCGGGTCTTCGTGGCCTCCATGGCATTGAGGAACGTCGAGGCGTTGGGGTCGTACTTGAGCAGGTTCTCCGGGGTCTCCCGCTTGAGCAGGTCGACCTGGGCGAAGGCCTTGGGCTCGTTGTTGAGCACGCCCCAGGTGAGCTTCATCAGCTCGGGGTTGTCGCTCTGGGCGGCGATGTGGAGCGCCTTGGCCGCGGCCACGCCGTCCGTGGCCCGGTTGCTGAACATCGGGAGACGGGCGAAGGTGGCGAAGTCGGTGTTGCGGGCGTAGTCCTCCACGCCCTTGCGACCCTCGAGCATCCGGTTCGCACGCCAGCTGGCGTACTTCTGCGCCGGCGCCGAGCGGACGCTGATGATCTCGCGGTCCTGCATCCCCTCGCGGATGGCGCGAGTCATGTCGGAGGTCTCGCGCAGCGGCATCTCGTTGCGGAGCACGCGGGAGAAGTTGCCGGCTCCGCGGGCCACCAGCACGCCGGGGTCGGCGTACCACAGGCCCAGGATCTCGGCGCCCACCGAGCTCATCTGGTAGAGGCTGTTGGTCTTGCGCCACTCGTCCAGCTGGGCGTCGGAGACGACCGGGTTGAGCAGCGAGTCGACCATGGCGTTGCCGACGCTCTTGTCCGAGCTCTCGCGCCAGGCCTGCGACCAGGAGTCGCGGCCGAAGTAGAACTTGAGGGCCCCGCCCGGGTCCCCGCCGAAGAACTTGGAGTTGGTGTCCTTCGTCATGTACATGGCGGTGGTCAGGCCGTGGTAGCCGGCCATGAACCCGCCGATGGCCTGCTCGATGCCAGGCGCCTCGGAGATGTCGGTGCGGAGGCCGGCCGCGTTGGCGCGGCGGCCGAGCTCGGTCTGGGTGGCCGTCGAGAACTGGCTCCACTCGTCTTCGCTCAGCGTGCCGCCGGCGGAGCGGTAGTCGTCGTACGACCAGGTGTCGGGCTCGCCGATGTCGGGGCCGGCCAGGATGAAGCTGGCGCCCTGGCCGAGCACGTTGCCGGCCTTGCGGAAGCCAGTGAGCAGGGAGTTGCCGGCCCGGTTGTACCAGGCCTCGTCGCTGTCGCCGCGGTCGTGGAAGCTGTCGTCGGTCATGGCCAGACCGGACTGCTCGAAGTTCTGCGCGATCTGGAGCTCGCGCTCGTGCATCTTCGGGTCGACGTTGGCCGCGACCATGGCGAGGTCGTCGCGCCGGCTGATCTCAGCCTGGAGGCGAGCCCACTCAGCGAACGCCTCGCCGTCGATCGGCAGCGTCGACAGGTCGAGGGCAGCACCGAACGGCGGGATTGCTCCCTGTGGCGTGATCGCGGCAGCCGCGGTTCCTACGCGGTTCGCGCTCCACGGACTCCCTCCGCCGGAGGCGGAGAGGGACCAAGGACTACTCAACCTAGCTCCGCTCGAAGCTGCCGTACGAGGCGGCGGGTGTTCTGGTCTGCGTCGTCCCTCGAGGCGAGGACCACGAGGACGGGCAGGAAGTTCTTCAGTCGCGCACGCTGGTCGTCGGTCAGCGGCGAGGGCATGTTCAGCGTCGACGGGCCGGCGCCGGGGCCGCCCGACATGCCGGCCATGATGTCCTCGTTGGGACGCTGCGAGTCGGCGCTCATCGGGACCAGCTGGGACAGGTCGGGGCCTGGCTGCATCGGGGCGCCAGCCTGGGCGGACATGCCGCCCGAGCCCAGGTCGCCGTTCATCGGCGCACCGGACTGGATCTGCTGCATCTCCTTGCGGTCGCCGTAGTCGCCACCGGAGGCCACCATCTGGGGCTGCCGGCCGTCCGTACGACGGGAAAGGGCGCCGGGACCGGACGACGGCGCGGGGTGCTCGGGGCGGCGGTAGCCGCCGTGGCCGTTAGCCATCCGTCTCTCCGGTCATGGTCTCGATCTCGATGGCGGCCTCCTCGTAGAAGACCGCCTGCTCGTGCTTGTGGTTGGCGTGCCGCGCCGCGATGTTGTAGGCCGTGACCGTGGTCGCGTGGACGGCGCCGACGATGCCCTCGACCAGGCCGAGGACCAGGGGGGCGATGTCGCAGCGCATGAACCGCATCGAGCGGGTCTCGTAGTCGTCGTAGTCGTCGTCCACGATGGACCTCCGGGGTAGTGCGAGTGGACCGTGGGGAATCGAACCCCGTCCGCCCGGGCGTGAGCCCGGACGTCGAGCCAAGCGGCCCTCGAGTGGTGACCCAGTCCCCCCGCCGCGGGGGCGGGGGGCGGGAGATGGGATCACCTCACAGGTCAGCGCAGCGGGTTGCTCTTGCCCTTGCCTACGGGCTTCGGGGTGCCGTGATTGGCGACTCCCTGGCCGAGAGGACCCACGGCGGGGCCGTTGGACGGCGTGCCGCCCGCGTGGGGTGCGTGCGTGTGGACCTTGCCGGGAGCGGGGCGGGACCCGGCCGGCTGCGCGTTGGGTGCGCTCATGTGCTTCTCCTTGTTGGGGTCACGCCGGGATTCGGCGACTGACGTTCGCCTGGAGGTTCGCGTTGCCGCCGGGGGTGAGGCCGGCGAGAACCATCGAGACGTCGGGGGCGGCGCCAGCTCCCATGAAGGAGTTGTCACCGGGCTGCTGCTGGCCTCCGGGGGCGCCGCCGGCGCCCATCATCTGCTGCATCAGCTGGCTCATCGGATCCGCGGCCTCGGGCTGCGGCTCGGGCGTGAAGGCGTCGAGCACAGCGTCGTGGAACGGCTTGCCGTTCTCGCGGTCCTTGATGATCTGGGCGGCACGCTGGAGGGTCTTCAGCGGGTCCATCCCCTGCTCACCCATCATGGGCGCGTTGGCCAGGAGGGCGAACATCCCCTGCTTCATGGCGTCGGTCATCTGCTCGATGTCGACGCGGCGCTGGAGGTCCTCGACGTCCACGTCGAACGGCAGCATCCGCTGCATGGTGTCGCGGTCGATCGCCTGGTCGGCTCGCAGCTGGAGCAGGAAGACGATGGCCCGGTTGGGGTCCATGCCGGCCGTCATGCCGTAGGTCACCGAGACCGAGTAGTCGCCCTTGATGTCCTTCGACGGGGTGTAGGTCTCCGTGAACGGAGCGCCGCTCGAGACGCCGTGGACGGTCTTCTTGACGTCGGGCCAGTAGAGCTCGTCCATCTCGAAGGCCATCGAGATGCACCGGCGGATGGTGTCGCCGATGATGTCCTGGGCGGTGGCGATCTGCGTGGAGTACCACTCGGTCAGGGCCTCGACGCCCTTGCCCGTGATGACGCTGGCCTTCACGTCGCCGCGGCGGGCCGCCGGCGAGCGGGTCCCGTCCGCGATCTCCTTGTCCAGGAGCTGCGACTCGATCAGCGAGGACTGGGGCAGCTCGATGGGGACCCGGCGCACCTTGTCGGGTTCGTTGGTGCGAATGATCGCATCCGCGCCGAAGCTGATCTGGGTGACATCGTCAGGCACCGCGAGAGGAGCGCGGACCGCCTTGTCGGCGGCTTCGAGCCCGTACACGGCCATGCGTGCGCGGGCGAGCCACACCCAGATCACATCATCGAACTGCCCTCGCTGCTGCTCATCCCACCGGGGTCGCTCAGCGATCACAACCGGGGGCCGCGGGAAACGATGTTCCACGCTACGGAGCACCAGCCCCTCCCGCTCGGGGAGGAAGAGGACGATGGAGTTGCCCACGTACATCTGGGCGACGTCGAGCTTCGTGTCGCCGGCCTCGCCCTTGCCCCAGGCGCCGTCGCTGCGACCGATGTAGTCGGCGACGTCGGGGAACTTGGCGGACAGGGACTCGATCGTGTCCTGCCACGTCTTCACGTAGATGGTCACGTTGCCGTAGAAGTCGGTCTGCCAGAAGGCCGACCGCGGGTCGTCGAGCCGGAACCGGGGGCACATGGCCTCGAAGTCGGGCTCCACGATGACGGGCATCGAGGCGAACGACCAGTACCAGTCGCAGCCGCTGTACAGCTGGAGCTTCAGCCGGCTGTGCTCGATGTAGTAGAGCGCGACCTTGGTGCGCTTCGAGGAGAACTTCTTGGCGCGGTCGCTCGTGAGCTGGGAGCTCTGGCAGTCCACCGAGGGCATCCGGGCCAGGGTCTCGGCCATGTCCCGGGCGGTCACGTCGACGATGTTGGCGACGACCGGCTTGGGCCAGTTCTTCGGGAAGACGCCAGGCATGATGGAGTCCACGTCGCCACGCCGCGCCGCCGCGACATCGCGGTTGCGCTGCTGACGCTCGGTCTGCCCCGAGATCAGCGAGGTGTAGCGACCCAGGAGCTCCCGGGAGACGTGCTGCGGCATGTCACATGGCCTGTCGTTGGTGCTGGAGGTAGTCGTCGATGTTCACGACGACGCGGTCCGCGAGGTCGTTCTCGGAGGCGAAGGCGTTCTCGACGAAGTCGTTCTTCCGCTGGCCGAGGTGCCTGACCACGGCGCGGGCCGCGGTCTCGGCGAACCAGAGCGCCATCACGGTGTCGGTCTTCTGGGTCTTCGGGTGGTCCGGGTACCAGGTGACCAGCTGCTGCTTGAGGGTGCGGTAGGCCTCGTTGGGGTTCATGCCCGGGAGGTCCAGCAGGGCGGTGCCGTCCTGCCATCCCTTGAGGAGGTTCTCCAGGGACGACACACCCCAGTCGGGGCTGTGCTTGGCCTTGCTACCTTGGCTCGTGGTCGAGTGCTCGTCGAGTCGTACGCCTCTCGCGGCCAGGAACTGGTTGATCTCGCGGTCCTGCGTGAGGAATGCCTGGAAGGCGTTCTTCTCGATCCGCCACACGTCGATGTCGTAACGCTCGGTCCAGTCCATGATGAGCTCGCGGAGAGCCTGGGACCGGATCTGCTTGTTGTGGACGTCGACCAGGTAGCGCTTCCCGGTGTCACGGTCGACCGCCAGGACGACGCAGGCCGTGAAGCCGGATGAGGTGGCCGGGTCAAGGCCGGCGACCACAGTCATGTTGCGGAGCTTGGGCAGCTGGGCCCGCCACCGCTTGCCGTCCTGGACGGCGTTGAGCATCTCGATCGTGAAGAGGGTGTCCTCGGACACCGCCTCCTGCATGTAGACCAGGGCCCAGGTCGTGGGCTTGAGCTTGCGGCGCAGCTTGGCCAGCCGCGGCCCGTCCCACTTCGGCCAGAGGCCGTCCTCGCGCTGCTTGCCCGGGCGCTGCGGGTGCGGCCGGTCGGCGTAGGGCCAGAGGGTGACCCAGTCCTCGGGGTCGTCGGCGAACTCGAGCACGGCCGGCTGGGAGAGGTAGGTCCAGTCGGACTCGTCCCCGTCGTAGTGCTCGGGGTTCAGCAGCTCGGAGTAGAGGTCCACCGGCGCGACCCGGGTGCCCACCACCAGGAGGGGCGCGTCACGGGTCATCACGTCCTGCATGATGTAGTCCAGGTGCGCCTCGTACTGGTGCGCGTTGTTCAGGTCCTGGACGTCGTCGAGGATGATGAGGTCGGCGCGGGCGCCGTAGATCTGCTGGCCGATGCCCAGGACCTCGACGTTGGGGTCCTTCTGGTCCGAGTCGGAGTGGCCGAAGTAGATCATGTTGGCCGTCCAGACCTCGGCGCTCTTCTCGAAGCCGTCCGGGGGTCCCCAGTCGACCTGGAGCTGCTGGAAGGCCCGGTTGGTCAGCCGGCGCTTGATGCCCATGAGGAACTTCTTCGCCATGGTCTGGGTCTTCGAGATGACCACGACGCGGAACTCGGGGTTCGTGACGATCTTGTACGTCACGTAGTCCATGGTGATGGTGGTCGACTTGGCGTGGCCGGGGGGCGTGTTGATGATGACCGCGTCCGGGTCGCCCTTCTTGTAGACCTGGTTCGGGTGCAGGTCCCGGGGCTCGCGTCCCTCGATGAGGTCGATCCACTGCATCTGGTGGCGGAAGCGCTTGGAGTTGAGGTACTGCTCGGAGAACTCCTCGAAGGAGGGGATCTCGGCGCCAGGCCCGGTCCGGTCGATCTTCTTCCCGATCTGGCGGGCGTAGATCAGGTCGGCCTGGGCGGCGAACTCGGGGTCGCTGTTCCGGTAGTACTTCCAGATGGCCGGCTGCTTGCCGGCCAGCCGGCAGGCGTCCTCGACGGTGTGACCCTTCTCCCGGAGCTCGAGGATCTTGGCCTTGGTGCGTGCCACCTCGGCCCGCTTGGCCGTGGCCTTCTTGGCCTTCGGGAGGTTCTCGGTGGGGCTCTCGCCGGCGAGCTTGCCCTGCTTCGAGGGAGGTCGGAGCGTCACGCGGCAGACCTCCTGCGTCGAGGGGGGAGATGGGAGGCATCGAGCTGTGGATCGTTCCTCCGATCCACGGTGCAGAGGGCTTCGAGGTTGAAGCCCTCAAGCGCAGCGAGATGCCGACAGAGGGGGGGTGGTGGACCGTTCCTCCGGTCCACCGACCGGGCACTCGGAGGGACGAGTGCCCTTGAGTAGTTCCTCCCCGGGCCTAGGGGCCCGGATCCTCTACCTCGGTGACTACCGAGGGAGGGAGGTGCGGCTGTCGTCCGCCGCACCGACCGACCGAGGTCTAGGAGGCCTGAGCTACGGGGCTCAGGCCCTCCTGGTGAAGAGCGAGACCAGGAGAGCTGTCGGTCGCTCGCATGGGCTCGCTCCCTCTGGTGAGAAGGGGTTCACTATGTATTAGGGCCGTGGAAGGACCTTTTCCACGCTCGGATCCCCAACTTTTTTTTCGGCCTCATATAACCGCAGGTCAACACTATGTCTACTAAACCACTGTTCCTACCGCGATTTTCGTGGGCACCTTAGCGTCCGAGCGCAGCGAGGACGCTTACACCAGGGGGTCAAGTCCCGTCGCCGAGCTCGAGAGGCGCCCCCCGGGGGGTGGTCTAGCCCACTGCCCAGCCCAGCCCAGCAGGGCAGGTGTCCACCCCAACGATGGCAGGGCCCTGCCCCCAGACACCCCCTAGGGCATGACGAAAAGGGCCCGGATGCTCTCGCATTTCCGGGCCCTGCTCGCCTACTTGTGCCTCGTAGTCCTCCTCTCTCCAGTGGCCCTCACGGGCCCTCGCGGTGTTGGCCCTGTCGGGCCCTGCCGGGTGGCGCGGTGTCAGGTACTCGACGTCTGTCGACGTCCCTCCCCGAAACCTCGGCCCTTGTGCCCCTCGTTGGGCACTGGCCTGCCATCCGACAGGATCCGGCGTGTGGCCCGGTCCCGTGCCCGACGTGGCCCCAGCAGGATCACCACGTCGGACATGCCGATGGGGATGCGGAGGGTCACCACGACACCTCGTCGCCGTCCTCGTCCTCGACGTCGGAGACGTAGGACCGTACGAAGTAGGACGACTCCCCCGACAGCATCTCGACGGCCTCCTCGACGGCGCGTGAGCCGTCCCGTGCGTCGACGGGCACGCGCAGGACGACGACGTGCGGACGGGCGCGACCCTGTAGGCCGATCTCCTCCATGCAGCGTTCGAACTCCCCGCACAGGCTGTTGTCGTCGGCGTACTGGCACGCGATCTCGGATGCGCTCTCCTTCCACGCCTCGAACCGTGCAGCAGCGGCGCGGCGCTCCTCCTGTCGCGCCTGCTCCAGCATCCTGTCGACGTCGGCCTGCGAGTACGTCACGGGCGCGTCTGTGGTCTCCTGTGACGGCGCGGACGGGACGGGGGTCACGTTGGACTTGAGCACGTCCCAACCCTTGTGGGGAGACTCGAGCTCGAGCCCGTAGCGCGTCGGGTCGACGGGCCACATGTCACGCGACCGGGGGTCGCTCTCCGGCACGACGAGAGTCAGGTAGTCCTGTGAGCGCTCGTCGTCGTGGCGCGTGGCGTAGAACGTCCTCTCGTCCTCGGCGGACTCCTTGTCGCGCAGGACGACGGGCCCGCTGTAGGAACGCGCGTAGTCGGGGGTGAGCGTGACCAGTACGAGGTCACCCCGTGCGATCTCGACGGCGGGGGCAGTGGTGGTCTCAGACATTGTTCTCATTCCTTCAGGTTCGGTTGTGTGTCACGGTTTCATCGGTTGCGGGTGGCGGCCCACCAAACAATCAGGACCGCCACCATTGACAGGGCATCTGTCAGGCGATCACTCCTCCCCCAGCACGTCGGGCGCGTCGACGGGGATGTCCCATGCGAGCGCCGACAGGTCGTCGGGGACGTCCTCGGACATGCCCAGCGCCTCGTTCACCCCCAGCGCGTGCCCCAGCGCCGCCGCGATCTGGAGCAGGTGGAAGACGTTGTGCAGGAACGCGCTCCCCGTGTCGACGGTGGGCGCGATCTCGTTGGCGATCGCGTAGGCGATCTCCTCCTCGGCCGGGGTGAGCATCATGGCCAGCGCCGCCATGATCTGGTCGTCGCCGACGATGGCCGGGAAGTAGGCGTGCAGCGCCTCACACGGCGACAGGTCCAGAACCTCTC